CCGTTCGAGCAACGGATCGCTCAAGTTGTCGGTCGATCCTCGCGGACTTCGGTACGAAATGTCGCTCCCGGCGACGCGAGACGCCGAAGATGTCGCAATTATGGTCAAAGAGGGACTCGTCACTGGGTCCTCCTTCGCCTTCGCGGTGCGAAAGAACGGCGGAGACGTGTGGTCGACCGACGATCGGGGCATGAAGCGTCGAGAAATCCGCTCCGTCGGCCTCTTGGAGGACGTCGGCCCGGTCGTGAGGCCAGCCTATGACGCATCGAGCGTCGTCGTGAGCCGCAGAGCCATCGAAATGGCGCTCGGCGAGAACTTCCGGCCGAATCAGACTATGGCGAACGCGGCCCGCCGAGGTCTTCGAGTCGCAGAAAAGCGGGATGACGTCGACCAGAGGCTCCTAATGATCGCGGAGCGTCTGGTGAACCGCGAAGTCGTCTCCGTCGAGGAGGTGTCCTACCTTTCTGAGGTGCATCAGCGTGCTGCGGCGGCCCGCGCCGCCGATTGGACCGGCTCGCCGGCTCATGCCGAGTGGCTTCTGGCCGGCGGCGAGAGCGGCCAGAAGTGGGTCGAGCGTCGTACGGCAGCGCAGGACGAGCCGGCTGCGATCTCAGTCGCTTCGATCAGCGGCGAAGCCAGTGACGAGGAGGCCGACCACCGGGCCGAGGGCGACGTCAGCCTCAAGCCGACGGCGGGAATGGCTGCGGCCTGCCGGCGTGGCCTGAAACTGTACGAAGATGGCCGTGGCGGCGACGGCCTCGTGCCGGCGACGATCTCGTGGGCGAGGAAGATCGCGGCTCGCGAGTCGCTCACGAAAGAGAAGGTCGTCAAGATGCGGGCGTGGCACGCCCGCCACAAGGTCGACAAGAAGCCCGGCTGGGACAAGCCCGGTGAGGAGACGCCCGGGTTTGTTGCCTTCTTGCTCTGGGCCGGCGCGCCGGGGGCGAGGTGGTCCGCTGCGAAGGTCGCTCAGATGGAGCGCGGCGAGCAACGCGACGTTCTCGGCAAGGACGCTGCGGAGGTCGAGGAAGAGTACGGCACGCTCTCGCCCGCGAACCTTGCCTACGTCGAGTCGCTCGAAGGCGTCGTGGACGAGCATGGCCCGTGGCCGCAGGAAGGCCCGGCCGGAGCCCACTATATCGAAATCAGCCCCTTCGCCGAACGCGGCATGAAGTGCAGCAACTGCGTTTTCTTTGAGGCCGGCGCGTGCGAGGTGGTGCAGGGAAGCATCTCGGAGGATGGAATCTGCAAGTTGTGGGTCATCCCAGAGGAAAAGATGAGCGAAGAGTCGAAGCGATCTGAGGCAGCCGTCGTCGAGGAGTCGACGCAGGGCGCAACCCCCGAGGAGGACGCGGGGGTTGCTACGGCGGAGAGCGAACCGCACGACGATGCACTGGCTGCCAAGGTCAAGTTGGCCGAACTGAACGCGGTCCTGCTCCGCACTCGTTTGCAGAGCAGCAGCGCGGTACGCTAATCTACAAGTAGAGACACAGTGCTACGCGATGGATGTCGCGTAGGGCAGTGCGAGCGACGTGAGATCACGCCGCGGCGCGCTAGCGGGAACCACACACCCGCCGGCCGCCGCCTATTCGCGTCGGCCGGCTTCAACAGGAGCAAGGCCGACATGGCATCGAATCTCAAGCGTCTTCAGGAGCGGGCGGCCGGCATCTCGGCTCGCATGGCCGAACTGGCTGCGATCGAGGATCGCAGCGCCGACCAGACCAAGGAACTGCTCTCCCTGTCGGCTCAGGCCGATCAGGTGAAGACCGACCTCGAATTCGAGGAGCGGATCGCGGCTAAGGAAGCCGAACTCCGCGCCGTCGTCGAGAAGGCCGCTCCGGCACCGGCCCCGGCCCCCGTGGCCGAGGTCCGCGAGGAGCCGAAGAAGACCGAAATCCGCGGGATCGCCCCGCATCACACGCAGTTGTCGGCGTTCAACGACTCGCCCGAGGCGGTCGAGAGCGCGTACCGCTGCGGTCGGTGGCTGCGGGCGGCGGTGTTCAAGAACGCGGACGACATCCGGTGGTGCAAGGATCACGGCGTCGAGAACCGCGCCCTCGGCGAGAACAGCAACTCGGCCGGCGGCGTGCTCGTCCCCGAGGAGTTCGCTGCCCGCGTGATTCGTCTGGTCGAGAACTACGGCACCTTCGCCGCGTCGAGCGTCGAGAAGGTGACGATGACTCGCGACACGATGATCATCCCGAAGCGGGTCACGGGAACCACCGCCTATTTCGTGGGCGAGGGAACTGCGGTGCAGGAATCTGAGCCGTCTTACGCGAACGTGCAACTGATCGCCAAGAAGTTGGCGGTCGGCACCCGGATGTCGACGGAAGTCGTCGAGGACGCCCTGATCTCGCTGGCCGACGCAGTCGCCACCGAGTTCGCGACCTCGCTGGCCTACAAGATCGACCTCTGCGGCTGGGTCGGAGACGGCACCAGCACCTACGGCGGCATTCAGGGTGCGGTCAACCGCGTCAACGACGGCACGCACGCCGCGAGCGTCGTGACCTCGGGCTCCGGCCGAACCGGCTTCGAGACGCTGACCGTGGCCGACTTCGTCAACGTCATCGGCAAGATGCCGCTTTACGCCCGCAGTGGCGCTCAGTGGTACATCAGCCCGACCGGCTTCGCCTCGTCGATGGCTCGCCTCCGCTACGCGGCCGGCGGCAACACCGTCGAGACGGTTGGTGGCGGTGCGAACGAGACGTTCCTCGGATTCCCCGTAAACCTCGTCCATGTCATGGACTCGACCCTCGGGGCCGACACCGGCAAGGTCAAGGTTCTCTTCGCGAACCTCGGCCTGTCCTCGATCTACGCCCGTCGCCGGGACTTCTCGGTGCGGATGTACGACCAAGTCTACGCCACGACGGACCAGTTGCTCCTTCAGGGAACGATGCGGTTCGACATCGTCCACCACTCGCTTGGCGACAACAGCGTCGCTGGGCCGGTGATCGCCCTGAAGACCGCCGCGTCCTGAACCACGACCTGAACCAACCAAGGAGCCCAGAGCCCCATGATCGCTTCCCAGATGAGCAAGGTGGTTGCCGCCGTCCCCGCCGCGGCTACCACGAACACCACGACCCTCGTGATCGACACGCTGTCGTGGGACTACGCCTCGGTGACGGTGGCCCGTGCGGCGAACGCCGCGACGGCCTTCGCCTCGACGCTGAAGGTCGAGGAGTCGGACGACAACTCGTCCTACTCGAATGTCAGCGGGTTCGTCGGCGGAACGGATTTCACGATCCCGACCGTGTCGGACACGAACAGCGTCGCTGTCGTGAAGTTGGACGTCGACACTCGGGTGCGGAAGCGCTACCTGAAGGTGTCGGCCTGCCCGTCGACCTCCTCGGCGATTGCCGTGGCGATCGAGGGGCGGCTCTCCCGTGGCGAAAACGCCCCGGCGAGCGCGTCCGAGGCCGGCTGCATCGGCTGGGTCAAGGGCTGATCCCGATAACAGCGGGACGGCCAGTGACCGGCCGGTGAAGGCGCAAGGAAGCGCGCCCGCTCCTACTAGGAGCGAACCGTGAAATTGCGTGTCGGCAGCGTTGAGACGGACGTCAAAGTCGCGGCGGTCATGTCGACCCCGCGGCTGGCGTTTACCGACAACCTCCTGTGCGTGTCGGCTGCGCTGACGCCGCATGGCATCTCCCCGATAAAGGTGACCGGAGCCTACTGGTCACAATGTCTGGCGCGGGGAATGAACAGCGTCATCGACACGCACGATGCAATCCTAGTCATAGATTATGACACAGTCTTCAACGCCAAGACCGTCGAGGCGTTGCTCGTTTTGATGTTCTCCAGCGGCGTGGACGCAATCGCGCCGCTTCAGGTCAAGCGGGAGAGCGACTCGGTCATGTTCTCGATGCCCGGCGTCTCGCCTGACCAGAAGTGTCAAGTGGACGGCAAGTGGTTCGAGAAGGCCGTTCAACTGGTCGGCACAGCGCACTTCGGCCTGACGTTCCTGCGGACATCGGCCCTGAAGAAGATGCCGAAGCCTTGGTTCGAGGCCACGCCGAACGGAGACGGCGAATTCACGGGGGGACACGTCGATGAAGACGTGGCTTTCTGGCACAAGTGGAACGCTGCCGGGAACACCCTCGGGATCGCAACCGGCGTCAGCGTCGGCCACTGCGAACTGATGGTGACGTGGCCCAGCCTAGAAGTTCAGGGCAACAAGATTCAACAGCACTCGACGGAGAATTGGAACAGCGGCCAGA